AATAATGCCCAACCCATCCGCAATCCGACCAATAGCATCTTCGGGTTTTAAATTCTTAAGTTCAGAAAAAGATATGCCGAGCTTTTCGATGTAATAAATAGCGGTTTCATTTCCTTGTTGTGCCTCACCAATTTTGGCAAACAAAGTAGACAACATACGCCCCGCTTGGTCGGCATGACCGCCGGAGGTGGCAATAGCATCAGAAAACTGCAAGGTTTTGCCGATACTGATATCGTAAGCAGCTGCAAGATCCTTAACTTCGTTGGAAAACTCTAAGGTGCTGTGCATGAGTTCAGCCAAGCCTAAAGCGCCGGCACTCGTCACACCGCCCAATAATTTAAAATTGGTATATAAGGTTTTAAGTTCGCCTGTTAAATCATTAAAGGATTTTTGCAGATCTTTAGCCTGGTCTTTAGCTTTTGCCGTGGCCTGATCCCACTCGACCGTGACTAATCCGAGCTTTACCGATAATGATCCAATAACAGCCATGGTTAACCTTTAGCTAATTTATCTATTGATGCCCAAACCGATTGAGCCAATCTACTTTGTATTGTATCAATATTATGTTCCAAGGATGGCCTCAAAAACGGTTTGGCAGCGTCTCTAGCGGTTCCAAATTCCATGGCTAACCCTACAGGTCGATTTGTGTATACCGATTGAAATTTGCCCCTTTTATTCAAAACAGTCCGCACCGTGGAATCATCACGTTTAGGGTTTAGGGTAACCCGAGCCATGTACATCTCGCCTCGATAAGACAAACTTGCCTTGTCTCTTGCCTGCGGTTTGTGAGCCTTGATATATAAATGCTCTGCGAGCTGCCCAGTATCGTAGGGTGCCCTGCTTTTAGATTCTTCTAGCACTGGTTGAAATCCAAACACCAAGGCATTACGCCAGATCGAATCAGTTTTTCCCTGGGTAATCTCGCTAGACAAATCATCCATTTTTTTAAACAATTTATCAAATCCGAATTCATCCATTTTTAAACCTTTTCGGGTCAAAATTAGGTGCTTGGCTCATAAACCCTAAAAGGGAATCACTCGCAGTAATCTCGTGGTCGGTATCCACCGAGTATTCATTCACCCAGGGGAATATCTTGTCGGATCGAATAGGGGCACTATTACCACGCAGATAATTAAATATTAATGTCGTAATGGGGGTCAATGCATCAAAAATGCCTCGATTACCTAATAACCCATCTGCATACATTACTTGGATCTCCGTGAATAATTCCTCGTCTATAGTGTCAATGTATTGTTCTGTGTGGCCATTAAAAATCATGGAAGCCACTACTTGCCTTCGTAGTGAATTCCTTAATTTTTTTTTGTTGCTTTGTAATCCGGTTTAATAACTGCTTCAATATTTTCAATAATTTGCCGAATAACTTGCTCTGGAAATTCCTCGGAAATCTGCTCGTAAGTCTCGTTTACCGGATCGTTGGTTTCTGACTGCAACATGCTGAAATATTCTTCTACTCTGGCCTCCCACATTGCTGTCATTCCCGCGACCTGCTTAACCGAGCTTCCATCAATAATTACGTCATCATCAGTAATTTTTAACATTTGCTTTTCGTTGTTTAAAGCAGTTAAAAACTCATCACCACTTGATGTGACTATTTTTTTAATCGGTTCGGCTAATCGATCAAAAATCGCTTGTATTTTTTCTTGTGGAGGATTTGAGATTCTTTCGGTCATCGCTTCCATTTCTTTTTTGATTGGAATGCGAATTTTAAGATTAAATTTAACATCGCCCATATCAATAGGCAAAGTCTTAATTTTAACTTTATCTTTTATTTGCTCGTAGGATGAGCCTAGTTTTTGTGCAAAGGACATATCTACCCCTTTAGTATTTTATTGTATATTGCTTTATTTAATTCAAACACGTATTCCGCTATTTCGGTCGGAGTCATTTTATCAGCATGATTGGCGGCGATCTTATACGCCAGGTCAATACTGACTATTTTTTGCTGCTGAAAACCAAACCAATTACGTTGTCCTGTATTGGCTTGGCTTATCAAAAATGCGAGTAAATCTTGATTATTTTGTATTGTAGTTGTCATTTATTCTGTTGTATAAGGATTGTATTTTGCTAAATATTGTAAGCAGATATATTCAGCCGTATCGGGCTTGGCCTCTTTTAACGCCTCGTCTACTTCTTTTGCATCAACTGATAGCCCCTGAGCCACCGCATCAAGAGATTTGTAAGTTGATGCCAACATTAAAACCGCGTCTTTAATTTCCATTAATTGTTACTCCATCCGTATTGATTTCCGCGAGGATGCAAAGTAAAAGTGCATTTCGCTTCAGCCGTGGGAGACATATCAATAATAAATTGTCCTACGCGAGCATTAAAAGCATACGCAATGGTGTTGGATCCATCCACAGCAGCCACTACATAAGTTCTTTCCACCAAGCCACTGTAAGCATCACCACGAATCAAGAGTAACCCAGAATCGCTAGGATTCCACGCTGCCGTAATCGTCATCGAGGACGGAGCTGATTGCGTAGGCAATTTATCCGATTGCCTAGCACCGGCCACTTGGAAAGTGGCCACCGCGTCATCTTGACCAAAACTAGGTATAGATTCCACGTTAACCGCTGTGCCCGATGCCCCAGTGCCGTTAGCAGCCGTTCCCACGATGGTTTGCACTTGGCTTGACCATACCGACAAATTAGCCGTGGTTAATGGTGTTGGAGTGCTAGTAGTTTGCATCCAAAGGGATGCGGTAAACCCCGATAATATCTTATTAGGTAAACTCATTATAAATATCCTTATGCGTTATTAGACCAACCATACATATTGCCACGAGGTTGCAAAGTAAACATTGCTTTGGCCTCAGCCGTTGGGCTTGAGTCAATAGTAAACATTGATACGCGAGCATTAAACGAGTAATAAACAATATTAGTTCCATCGCTAGCAGCAATCACGTAAGTTCTTTCGGTAATGCCACTATATGCATCGGCGCGAACCTGTAGCATTACTGTATCGCTAGGATTCCATGCGGCAGTAATGGACATTGATGCCGGTGCAGATTGTGTCGGCAGTTTGTCAGATTGACGAGATCCTGCTACTTGAAAAGTAGCTACTGCATCATCCTGGCCAAATGAAGGTATAGATTCAACATTTATTTGGTTCGATGAGGTTGCAATAGGCGCTGTGCTTGCAACCAATGAGAGTTGCGCTAGCGTTAAAGCCGTTGGGTTTGCACCAGATTGTGCGTATAAGGTAGCCGAGAATCCTGGTAATATTTTGCTTGGGAGAGCCATGATAATTTCCTTGGTAAAAGTTAAAAGATATTATTTTATGTGGGAATATCCAAAGTGCAATCCATAATGATCTGATTTAATCCAAAAGTATCATCATAAGTATTGTAAAGCCAAACAACATCTGCTTTGGCTATATAAAACCCCGAAGTCGATGGATCACCTAAAATTCCTGAGTACCCGTGTAATGATTGTAATATTGTATTTGATAAATTAAAAGCATCCGTCATTTCTTTGGTAAATATTGAAATCTGAAATGTCGGTCGATCTATGCCTTTTACACTTTGCATATTTCCCGTATAAACCGGTTGATGCACATTGCGTAATTGCCAAGTAAGAAACTTAGTTTGAGTAGCCCAATTACGATTAAAACTGGCATAAACAGGCACAGGACTAACAATGCTTGCAAGTTGATATTGTATCGCTTGTGCATAAACATAAGGATTTTGCTGTGTGGTCATACCGGAGTCGCAGGATCATTACGATAACAAAGCAAAATTACTTTCATACGATCATCGGTTTCTCGCGCATTCGTTATTCGCCAGTCAGCATTTCTCCAAAAAATAGAATACAAATTTTGGTTGTCCACCATTTCTTTCGCGTTAGGCGTGTATTGCAAGGTTATATTTACTAAATCCGAATACACTCTATATCGTTCAGCAATCAATAAACTATTTGCAACGCTAGCAATCAATCCTCTGGTAATAAACCATTCCGTTAAAGTAGTCGTATACTGGCCAATACTATTAGTAGTATTAACCACTCTATTAACTGTAAGGTTTTCATACCTGGTAATTGACATTACATCACCAAAGGTTTGTAAGGTCGTAATAAGGTAGCCACGCCGAACGGTATTTCCTTTAATTGTCCTACTGTAGTGTTGGCACGATTGTTATATAAATGCGTTAACAACAGTAATCCCGCTTGTTTAATTACTGGGTAAGTGCTAAGAATATTCGCGTTAGCGGTATAAACCACTTCAATAGGATTGGCGTTATATTGACTTAAAGTTTCGGGTAATGAATTAACTACTACCCGATTACCCGTAGGGTCATAAAAATACCCTGTGGTGGCCAAGGTTTGCAATGTCGGAGGATTTCCCGACCAATACCCCACCGCGTTTACGGTAACACCACTCATGCCCTGTGAGACTTCGGGAAGATCTAAAAATAAAGCGGTATTATAAATACCAGGATCGCCGTAATACGTGCGATATTGAGTGGCAAAAATTGCCATGCCCAAATAATCCTCAATCGCAAACCGCGTAGCCAATTCCAGATTAACTAAATAATCGTCCTGGCTTTCATCGCCAAACAAATTGAGCTGCGCGGTAATGTCACTTAAAGTTAACCATGCCGTAGTCACATCCCGATTAATCTGCTCAACCTTTGAATAGTTAAACGGATTTCGATCGGTAGCAAAAAACTGCGCTAATGTGAGATTTTCGGTAGCCATTAGGTCGAAATCCGCAATCCTGCAAACACATCTCGCACAGTCGAGACAACCCGTTTTTCAGCGTAAATTGTCAAAAAGCCTGGAGATGATTGATCGTATCGTTTAATAATTAATTCCTCGCCATCGCCAATGGTCAAAAACCGCGACCAATCAGCCAAATATACCGGAGTATTACCCGCGCCTATTTGATCCATCCAAGGATTGGCAATCACTTTATGCCCAAATATATTACCTACAGCATTGCCGTCCGGTTGTCCGATTTCTAGGAATACCGGTAAACCGCTAGTGGATGCCGTAAGTTCTCGCAATGCCAAAATAGTATTGGGATGCATGTACCAAGCCGTGGTATCAAAATTCCAATACTGAGCCGGTAAAGTTGATGCTGCCAAAACAATATCGTTATAAACGAGTGCGTTTGATGTAGTTGATGCCACGGTATTAATTGTGTGGATCCCGTTTGTAATTGCGGATCCATTCGTGCCAAACGCCGGAGCCGATCCAGAGGTATAACTATCAAGACCACGTAAACCATTTAATCCACCAGTAGTGGTGGTAGTGGTGCCTGATTGATCGTTGTTATACATCATCGATTGAGCCTCGACAGCTGCAAACTCTAGCGCGAGATCTTGCACGATAGATTCATCAAGCATATTAATGTCAGACAAAACCGCAGTTCTAACAGGAATTGAAACGGATATAGTGCGAACCGGTAATTGCCAAAAACTGGTCGCAATACCAGGTGTGCCCACGTTAGGAGTGAATGCATATCCCCAAGGATTAGTCGCATTCGTAACATTACCTGTTTTAACGACAAACGCGGCATCAGAACCTTTTACAGAAATCTCTCTCGCAAACATTCGCAAGGGATTTGCCATCCGTAATGCTGAAAAAGCATCGTCAAATACTACGTTACCACCGATACCCGAACCAGATCCGGTTAAGGTCGATGCCTCATTTACTACACGCGCCTCACCTTCAATAATGGCTTTTTTAATGCCTTCGAGTATCAAATTATTTTTCATTTCTTATCCGTAAAATTGTTAAAAAAGGGGGGGA